TAAAAAACAAAGATGATTACTCGTTTCAGAAATATTTAGTAATGCACGGGATAGAGTGTATTTATGATGGAACTTTTGGTTATGTAAATGTAGATGAAGCGTTGGCAAATGAACGCTAACACCAAGCTAGGAAACCGTTTTAATGTTTCTTAGCAACTGTTAGCAATTTTAAAATAAATGATTAACTTAGATAAAAATTAATAATTATGGAATTTACAGAAAAGATTAAAAACGATTGGATTGCAGGGATGGAAAGCGGTGAGTATAAGAAAATAGATAACGGAGACCTTTACAGGAATGATTGTTTTTGTGCTTTAGGTGTGTTGTTTATGACTTCGGGAATAGTTAAAAAGGGTGATGAGTATTCATGTTTCATACAGGGGTTAAATGGCTTTAAACCATACAAGCACCTTGAAGATTTGCTAACTAGAGGGATTACACGAGAAGTGTACAGAGCAAACGACAACAACAAAGGTGATAATTTCGCTGCTGCAATTAAGTTAGTAAAAGGATTAGAAACAGTTAAAAATTAATATTATGGACGAGAAAAAAGAAAGATTTATGGAAGGACTAGAGCAAACGCAATCAATGCGCGATGAATTACCGAGAAGTAATACTCTGCATTTATGGAACAAGGTTCAAGAAACCAATCCAAACTACACAAAAAAAGCAAACGTAAAAGGAAACAAGATAACAAGTATATCTCCACAGTTTCAGATAAAAATGGCAACTGAAGAGTTTGGTATTTATGGTTCAACATGGGGTTTTAAATCTATGGGGTTTGATTACACTCTGAAAGATATTGGAATGATAGTATTTAAAGCTGTGTTTTTTCATCCATTTGGAGAATTTCAAATAGTGAACTCTGTACAACTTTTCCGTGACGGAGCAATGACAAAGATAGACGACGACTTTGCAAAGAAGGTAGAAACAGATACGCTAACAAAAGCGCTTTCAAAACTAGGATTCTCAGCAGATATATTCATGGGTAAGTTTGATGATACAAAGTATTTTGAACAAATGGTAAGCAAGTATAAGGAACTGTCTACCTTATCAGATGCACAGTTTAAAACGATTATAGACGCTTTAGCAACAGGCAAGGCAACTTATACCAAAGAGAAGATTAAAGCCTCTTACAAGTTAAGTGCAGAACAAATTAAAACATTAGGATAGATGAAGTTAAAAATTAGAGCATCTTCCCTTGGTAAAATAATGACATCGGACAACGCAAGCACAATCACAGAGAAGCAATCTATCGAGTTGGATAGGTTGCTAGGTTTGATTAAGCTAACAGAGACACAGGCAAAGCTGCGTGATAAGCTAGAGTTAAAACGTAACGCACCGCCAACGTTAAGTACAGGAGCGAAGACCTACGTTAAAGAGCTGTTTATGTACCACGAGTTTGGAGTACGACAAGAGATTAACTCTAAATACCTAGATAAAGGCAACGAAGTCGAAGATTTATCAATTGAATTAGCGGGTATTTATTTGGATCAGCCCGACCTAGTTAAGAATGATGAATACTTCGAGAACGAATTCCTAACAGGAACGCCAGACGTTTGCAACGATGAAGTATTAATAGACGTTAAAAGCTCTTGGAGTGCTGCAACGTTTCCTTTCTTTGATGCTGAGTTAAAGAATAGCCTTTACGAATGGCAGTTAAAAGCCTATATGTGGTTAACAGGACACACCGAAGGCTATTTAGTTTACTGTTTAGTTCCAACCCCTGAAGATTTAATACTTGACGAAATGCGTAGAGTAAGTTGGAAACGTGGAGAACTTGGCGAAGTGAGTATTGAAACAGAAGCAGAGGTCAGAGTGTATTTTGACATCAGTAAGATACCAACGGATAAGCGAGTTAAATCATTTAAAGTAGAATTAACTAAAAAAGATGTTGCAGATATGAAAGAGAAAGTGTATCTTGCACGTAATTATTATAAACAAATAAAGCAAAGATGAATTACAAAGTAAAGGGTGCTATCACAGCGATAGGAGAAGTAAAGCAATTAGACAACGGCGCAAGTGTATTAGATTACATTGTAGACGCAACGTCTGATAACGGTTATGTAACGAAACATAACTTCGGAATGTACAAAAAAGCCGAGTACGCAGAACACATTGAGAACTTTAAGAAGTTTAACAAAGTAGGTGATGTTGTAGAGGTCGAGTTTACAATTCGAGGTCAAGAATACAACGATAAGATTTACAACAGCTTAAACCATTGGCAATGTAACAAGGTCGAAATGACTTCTAGTGATGCTGTTACTCCAATTGTAGAAGAGGACGACGATTTACCTTTCTAGTGACTACGGAGGACATTTACCTAGCTATCATATCTAAGCCCAATTGCAGTTGCGAATCTGCGGTTGGGTTTATTCAAGATTTACATAAGTACTCAGCAAATACAGTCGTACTGATTAAGCAAACTAAAGACCCTAGGAACTGCCACAGAGCATTGAAACTAAAAGATGACCTCCTTAGTTTGCTAGAGGGTTACGATAGATTAAAGAGAGGAATGCCAAACGCAAAAAGAAGATAATGGAACAAGAATATTACGTAGTAGATTATCACAAGAACATGGTAGACCTTGCAGAGGTTACAATGGAATACTTAAAGAAAGAAGGATACCATACAGTAGTTTATCTTACAGATCTACAAGATAACTTTATGGTGAATAGAGTAGACCAAGATGAGTTTCTTAGACACTTCTCTGCAATCAACGATTAAACATTAATAACATGAAGATAAAAAAAATAAGTATAAAGTTTGAAATAGGACAAATGGTTTACAGTAAAACAGATAACGACCAATACGAAAGACAGGTCACGGGGTTTATGATTAGAGAGGAAAGAGTTATATACTATGTCACCCATGACTCAATCGAAAGTAGTTTTTATGGTTTTGAATTAACAGAAGAAAAAGACATGCTTAAATCTTTATCTTAAACATTAACAACAATAAACAGTTATAAAGGTATGGATTGGTTAGGACAAGTAGCAAAGCATCACACAGTTTACATTGGATACGTTAAAGGAATGGGAGTAACAACCCAAGCCGAGGATATAGTGCAGGAGATGTATTTAAAACTACACAAGTACGCAAGCGCAGATAAATGTATAACAAACGGGAAAGTAAACAAGCATTATGTGTGGCGCATTCTTTACAATCTTTGCATTGATTACAGGAGAGAAGGTAAAAAGTTCAATGTTCAATCTTTGGACGTTATAGATAATGCTGTGTTAAACGCTGGAGATTATGACGATGGGCGTTTCCTGTCAATTATAGAGTATCAGCAACACGACTGTGAAAAAGAAGAAGCATTTCATGAGATGATAAATAAACTATTGTTAAAGATAGATGAGTTGGACGACCCGTTAAAGTATCCTTACAATAAGGAACTATTCAATCAGTATGTCTATTCAGATATGAGTTATCGAGGGTTACATGCTGCTACAAAGATAAGCACCTCTAGCATATTCAACACAATGAAACAATGTAAGGAGTATCTAAGAGATGAGATTCGGGAAGACCTAGAAGATTTTAATAACGAACAATACGAATTAATATGAAAGAGACTAAAGCATGGTTAATAAACCAAAAGGACTTACGCCTAGTAGCACTACTAGAGACAATGAAGGAGGACGACACTAACCTATTTGACGCGTGGATTCACCTAGGTCACGTTGTATTTAAGGAAATGGACTTGCAAGGAATAGAGAAGTTTGAGAACGCACTAAAAACAAAGAAGGATGTTAAAAAATAAAGAGTACTACGAAGCACTAGACAAAAGAACTAACGAGTTCAAAGAATGGAAGAAGACTCAAGACATTCAAGCAAACGACATAGCAGACATGCAAGAGTTCGCTGATGGATTCATTGAAGGGATCGCACAAGAAGACTTGAAAGCAAAGCACGAAGCAAGCCCAACGATTATAACAACTCTCGGAGCGGGAGACCTTGTAGAGAATATTGCAAAGGTAACAGGTGTCAAGGCAATAGTAGAAAGGTTTACTCCTGAAGGTAAAGACTGCGGATGCGATAAGCGTAAAGAGGTTCTTAATACTATTGCAGTACTAAAGAATAAAAAGAAAGTTGAATGCTTGACAGTTGAAGAGTATAACTATATGAGTGGTTTAAACTTGTTCGCAAACGGTAAAGTATCAGGTGAAGATGTATCTAGGTTACAGGTAATTTATCAAAGGGTATTTAATCTAAAAACAATATCAGGCTGTACAGGTTGTAGCTTTGCAAAGAAACTAGACGAACTTAAAGCGGTGTTAAATACTTATAAATAAACATTATGAATAAATTACAAGGATACATAGCAGGGATAATTTTAATACTAGCGTTAAGCGCATGTAAAGACGAACCAATAGAGCCAACAACTCCCCCACCTAATTGCAATTGCGACAGATATATCGAGCATACTATCTACTATTTACCAGGTGGTTCACAGTTCGGAGATTGGATAACTATAAACGATTGTACAGGAATACAGACAAACGGAAGTTGGAATTCCAACTATCAAGAAGAACCAGTTAACGGAGAGTGCAAATGATTGTATTCTTAATTATAGCAATAGTATTAGTAGGAAGTAACATGATTTACACAGGCTTAACAAAAGAGAAGTAGGTGGATATTAACGAAGGCATAAGACTTGTAACTCATTACATAAAACACCGTAAGGGAGTAGACGTTGATATAAACGCAATGCGTGTACAAATGGATTCAAGACAAGTGGAACTATTACAGAAAGCTGTCAAGGTAGCGGTAGACTTTCACAACGGTAAAGCGATAATAATATAGTAATAATCAATAGTTGATTTATATTGAACATGGACAAACGAAAAAACAACGGAGGGAACAGTACTAAATCTACAGGAGTAGATAAACGTAAGAACCCGTATAAACAAGCCATTGAGAACGCTATCACAGATGAAGAGTTAGAAGCTGTTATTAAAATGCTTTACACTAAGTCCGTTACAGATAAAGATGTTAACGCAGCTAAAGAGTTGTTGAACAGGTGTCTTGGTAAATCCTTAGATACAAAAGAAATAAATCACAGCGGAGCAATTCAAAACATACTAAATCTAGGAAATGGAATCAACCCCGATAAAACTACTACCTAAACAGGAGGGTGCAATATTTTACCTAAAGGATAACACAACAAC